AATGTTTGCAGTAAATCTATCCATTTGGAATCCATAAGTAGGATCCGTATTTGCACTACCATCGGTGTTAAAACCTGAAGTAGATCTGTCCTGCCAATATTTTAAAACTTGAGTAGTTTGGTCATAATTGATAACTCTTCCCACAGCAGTTGATCCAACTCCTATAGTTTGAGTAACAAAATCATCAGCAGTGAACGTAGCAGTACTAGCACCAGCACCAGTTAATCTTAATGCATAAACAGCACTTGCTTTATCCAATTCTAGATTAGAACTAGATCCATATGCATCGGGATTTTGAACAACACCCACACGAGCAAACTCTTGACCTGTTATAAAATCGGGGTTTTCTGTATCATTTTCAATTCGTGCATAAAGAAGAGCATTTTTTGCACCCAATTCCCTGTAAATATCTGCACCATGTCCACCTTCAGGAGGAATGATAACATTAAATGCTGCACTTGTAGTTCCTGTAGGAACACCACCTTCTGCTAAGTCTAATGTTCCAAAACTATAACCAGAACCCCCCTTAGAAACAGTAACAGATTCAACTTTAGAAGAACTATTAATTACAACAGTTGCTTCTGCACCTTGACCATCACCATTAATAGGAACCTTTGTATAAGTTTGATCAGCTGTACCTAATCCAACACCCCTATTAGTTATAGTAACAATCTTAAGTTGTCCACTAGTAGAAGCATTATCTCTTACTGCAGCATCAGTAGTATTAGTTGCCCAATCTGCAGGAACAGGCATAAAGTCTGTTGAATCAAACTTTACAATATCACCTGGTTTAATAGTATACAAATACTTCCACACATATCCATCACCACTGCTTCCTGCTGCCCTTGGTTCTAAATCAGTAAATGTTGGTTGATCTAATGATGCTTTTCCTTCTGGGTTATCAGGATCTGTTCCATTCTGAAGACAAATATAAACTTTATAATCTTCATTAACTACAAAGTAATTTGCTGCATATAAAGTAATGGCATTAGATGGTTTGGATGGATTTTCTGCCTGAATATCATTTCTATACATGTCATAGGTAATACCAGATGTCCATGTGTTTTTCTTCACTACCTGTTTTATATCCGTCGTATCTAACTTCTTCAAAGCAATCATCGTATCCCAATATTCATTCTCTTGATTAAAACTATCTCTGGGATCAGGTGGGGTCGTATTCCAATCAGAATCAACCTGTGTAGCATTCGGTAACCCAATCCATGTATAAAATGAATTAGTTGTCGATGCTACACTGGCAACAAAATCTTTAGTATTTAAAATACGAAGTTGGTCAGTTATAATTGCAGCCATTTTGCGATAGTTTTTTACTTATTTATCAAAGATTATTAAGCAGAATAATTATTTGATTTTAGAGGAGTAACTCTGCTCACCACTGCTGATGTAGAGATACCAGTAAATCCATTTTGCGTATATGCAGTAAAGGATGTAACTGATGTACCAGGTCTTGCACCTAGTGTTATTCTTCCCCATGAGAAACTTCCAAACAATTCACTCACTCCCACTCCTGATAAAGAATTGAAACTAGAAACACTAGTTGTAACTCTTGCCACATATGTATTAGCAATTCCAGGTACTGAAGTTTGTGCAACCGAAACTGCTGCTACTTCATATACATTATCTAGGAAGGTTGTTCCTATTCCTAAGACCGATCTATTTTGATAGATAGAAGTTACTCCATTTCCAATATTGCTACCAGAAACTGTAAAGTAATATCCAGTTTGAATACCACTAATCGTAACAGCAGATCCTACTATATCCGTATCCCTTAAGAATGAATTAGTTGGAATATACATGTCAAATACAATACCTGTAGATGCAACACCCACACAGGTAGTACCCACTCCTACGATTTCTCCAAAGTCACCCTCATACGTAGATGAATCATTTATTTCTCTAGTTACTGAAGGAACTTCAATAAGAACCTCTGGAGGAGTAGTATTAGTATATCCTGTACCAGGAGAAACAACGGTAATAGCGGAAACTGCGTCCCCTGTAAGAGTAGAAGTAACGGATGCTCTAGTTGTAGTTCCTAGACCAACAGGAGTACCGATAATCACATTAGGAGCAGCAGTGTATCCTGTTCCACCTAAACTTACTACTACAGAAGAAATCGTACCAGCAGCAGACACGATAGCAGTTGCAGCAGCCCCTACAATATTATCTTGAGAAGTTATAGAAATCTTTTGAGTCTTAGAAGTGGTTTGGTCTTCATTACTAGGATCAAAGAAAGTTCTTACACTCTCTACAAATACAACAGTTGAACCTACACCCACAGATTGAATAATAAAAGTAGTAGGAGTAATCAATGCTTCTAACTCTTCACGACTCTTACTAATAATTTGCCCATTAATAATTTTATCTGTACCCTGCTTACACCAAGTAACGGTACGCTTACAATCTGGATCCCCATTAATACCAACACCCGTATATGCATTAGTGTTAACAATATCTGTAGATACTATCTCTTTTACTAATCTCTTATCTTCTTGTATAGAATTTGCACAAAGATCAGCATCCCCTTCAATTTGAAGAGTATCTCCTTTTTTAACAGTATCTAATATTTCAGTAAACGTAACATCAACATCACCACTTCCTTTATAGAAGAGAATCTTACAAGTATCACCTGCAAAAGATCCATCTGTTTCACGTCCCTTAGGAGCCTCTGGGAAGGTTAATATACTTCCATTAGTAAGAGTATAACCATCACCAGGTACTTGAAGAGTATCATTAATGAAAACCAGAATAGTGGATTGAACATCAATGCTAGATCCTTCTCTTGCTCTAATAGTAATTGGATCTCCATCCTTTTTAAGTGTAAATATTCTCTTACTTCCATTAAATTCACTCTGAATCTTATCAAGAACTTCTAGTTGTCCAAATGTCCAACCAGCAAAGGAATCTGTAGATACATCTTGTATTGTAATTTGAAACTCTTCCAAAGTAAGTGAAGAATCTGTAGGAATACCCGTTGTCGATCCAATACCTACAGTTAAGACTTGAGCATCTTGATATCCATAACCAGTATTCCTTATTTCAAACTGTGTAACACTCGATCCCTGACCAACTACAATGTCCACTGTCGCTTGGGTTCCTATTCCTGTTGTTCCAGAAGAACTATAAACCAAAGGAATATTTGTATAACCTACTGGTTCATCAATAATAACATCCATCTGCCTATTAACAGTTCCTCCTCTAGAATAGAAGTGAGCTCTGGTAGAGATTCCACTATTGATAGTAAAGGAAGTAGTAGTACCTACCCTTAAAACGGAAGAACCACTAGCAGCAGGATCAGTTCCACTTGCTGCACCACTTTCATCTCTAGGAGCAATAAGTGCAGGTTGAGCATATCCACCAGATGCATAGAATGTAGGAACAGTTGAAGTACCAACATTTACTGTAAACTGAGTAACACTAGCAACTCCAGTAACAGGGGTTCCACCATATGCAGGATCACTCGTTCGTGGATATGAATGAGTAGCAGCACCAGAGTCCAATGCACAAGTAAAGGCTAATCCACTCAATACCACGTTTTTACCACTACCAGTAGCAGAAGTAGTAAGACCATGATTACCAGATGTGGTAACTGTCATGATACCTGTAGTACTGTCGTAGGAGGCACTCTGAACGCCCACAGCAGGGAGGTAATTACATGTGAATGCAATTCCTGATACTTTGATTTCTTGCCCTACTAGAAGACCGTGGGCCGTCGTTGTAGTGATTGTTGTGATACCAGTTGTAGAGGTATAACCAACATCATAGATTGCTCTAGGTGCATAAATGACTTGACTGTTTGTAATTGCTATTCCAGTAATATGACCATCCGTAATTGCAGCAGTACCAATACCTATTAAGGTAGTTTGAACATTTGTACCAGTTTGAATCGCAACATTAACAACAGTTTGAACTCCTACTCTATACCCTGAACCACTGTTTCCAATACTAATAGAGGAAACCGTTCCAGCAGAAGAAACAATAACTGTTCCTCCAGCAGAGACAAGAGGTTGATAACCAAATCCTCCTGTAGAACCAACAGAAGCAACTACACCACCAACAGGAATATTGGAATTATTAGGATCACTTGCAAGAGAGGTGGCAGTTCCTGTAAAAGTGATAGTACTAATTCCTGAACCTTCAGATAAGATATAATCCTGATATGTGGATAACCCACCCGTCGGTCCTTGGAAGATTCCATTTACAAGTATGACTCCATTATTAGTAGAGAATCCTACAGCATTTGAACCATCTGATTTTAAAGTGAATGTTTTACCAACTCCAGTAAATCCTTCAGAAATATCATCAAAAATCTGGTTTGTTGCATAAGGTCTATTACTACTATCTGCAGCTGCCCCTCTCATAAAGGTTCTTCCTTGGAAAGTAGAGAATGTAGTAATTCCTACCCAATCTCTATCATCAGGTTCATTAGTTGTAGAACTTATAGGGGATGGTCCTTGAGGTGCAGTAACAAAGTTAATTGTATTATCAATGATATTGTAATTACCTTCAACTTTAGTAACTATGGAATTCTCAGTATGAATACCCAGTCCTGTTCCCATCCATGCACGACTTACTAACATGTGATTAGTAGTTCCATATCCGACTGTATTAACCTTCATTATCTCTTCGTCAATCTTAATCAAATCACCTCCAAAGAATGAAGTAACACCAGCCACTTTTACCGTCACTTCAGCCACTCCTAGAGCAGAAGTTATACCAGTAGTAACAGCAGTAGAAACAATTGGTTGTTGAATAATATTATCAATTCCAATTAAACACTTAGTATTTTGATTTCTTGCAGTTATGGTATGAGCTGCTCCTACACCTACTGAAGTTAAATGTAATATACTTGGATTAGTCTTTAAGGCATCCTCTGCAGTCTTAGCAAACTGAAGAGTAGTTTCATTCACCTTAACAGCATAAAGGGTCTGAGGAAGAAGTGTAGTTGTTCCTATTCCAGTAATAGTAGTAGTTGCAATTCCTATTGCACTTCCACTATCCACATCATAACCATAAGAAACTTCTTCACCTGTAACAAAGAAATGCTCTGGAATAGTAACTTCATTCTTTGTAAGATTAACTACTGATGAATCACTACCATCAAACTCTCTAGCAAATATATTTCTTCCATCATGAGTTAGATTAAATGCTCTTAGAACATCAATTTCGGTTCCTTCATATGTACCATATCCTCCAGTAATAGATGCATTATTAAGATTAATTTCATCAACAGAAGTAATGGCATCATTTTCAGCAGCAATCTGCAGACTCATCTGGAAAACACGAACCTGAACATCAATACTTGCATTAGGAGTGTAATAAAGATTAGTCCAAGTTGAAGAAACAGCCGCTCCTACCGTTCCTAGTCCTGCAACCGTGGCAAGATTTCCATATTCAGTTATATAAGTTTGTGAACTGTCATTTAAAACAATTACTTCAGACATCTCATAACGATCATTTGTGATATCTTCTACACTGATAATATAATAAGCACCATTATGATCATTAGTACCCACAGTATTGTTAATATCATACTGAGCAATTAGATTCTCTGTGGGAGATCCTGATGCATTGATCTTGGTATAAGAAGAATCAATAAATGCAATGTCTTGATTTCCATGACCAATCCACTGAGTACCAATACCAGTACTACCAGAAGCAGTATCTGCTATAGAAACCCTGATAGTATCAACAGAAGCAGCAATACCTGTATGAGGAACAAACTGTACTATTATATCTCCCGTAGCCATTGATGCGGTATATGTACCCAGACCAGCACCTGTGTCATTAACCGTATCATCAGTTGTTATTTGACCATATTCAAGTAAATCAACGTCTGTTCCATTATGAATAATATTAAGTTCATCATATTCCATTCTTCCATTATCCGCATTGACCATAACAAGAACTTTTGAACTTCTATATGTGGACGCAATTCCCACAATTGTAGTAGCAGTTCCTGTAGGGACGGCAGTTTGAGTGGAATTAATATTAACAAAATTCCCAAGTGTGGTTGATCCAATACCCGTAGTATTAGCAAAACCAATTATATCAAAACTTACTGCACTTACATTGTAATTATTAACGGCATATTTGGTAGGATAGAATAAAAGTTGTCCTTTTGAACCACTAATATTAAAATCAAAACTTCCAAGATCTGTTACACTTTCCACTCTACCATATTGGTTCATATATCCTTTTCCATCATTATGTAATAAAGAAACAAGCATTGTTTGACGTTCACCCGTAAAAGTTTTATCTTTTACTAAAGTAAAGAATTTTTTACTTCT